GGTAATTTCACTCCGCAAAATTTTTCTAGGCACAAATTTACAAATTGATTTACATTGCTTACAAACTGACTTTTCTCTATCCTAATAAGCCTAATCAGGGCGGTATATTATACCATATTTACACAAGTACGCTATTGTAAATAAAAATAGCATTATCAGATTTACACTATGGCTCTTATCACCAGAAAAGAAGCAGCAGAGAAGATGGGTGTGACTATACAAGCGGTATATATGGCGATTAAGCAAGGTCGTCTTACGGCAATGGAGGATAACCAAGGCAATATTGTTATTAATAGCGACACAATGGTTGCAGAGTGGAACAAAAAGTCTGCTTTTAGACAGATGAAATCAAATCCACAGCCCTCCTCACCAAAACGTAAACGGTCTTCTGTAACAACTGATTCTATACCTGATTATGAGGAGAGTAGAGCCAGAACAGAACACTTAAAGGCTGAGTTGCTTGAACTAGAACGGAAACAAAAAGAGGATAGTCTTGTACCTTTAAAAGAAGTACAACAAAAGTGGACAGAGGTTATCACAACAGCAAGAACAAAATTATTAGGAATATCATCTAAAGCAAAACAACGATTACCTGATTTAGATACAAACGCAGTCAGTTGTATAGATGACATTGTTAGAGAAGCATTAGAGGAATTATCTGCTGCATGAGCAATATTTTATCGTTAGAGAAAATTGCATTTAATAGTTTTAAGCCGCCTAAGAAGTTAAGTCTTAGTGATTGGGCAGATGAGTATGCTTATTTATCAGCAGAAAGTAGTGCAGAGGGTGGTAGATGGAGAACATTGCCATATCAAAAAGGAATGATGGATGCGATAACTAATCCTGATATAGAGCAAGTAACAATAATGAAATCTGCTAGGGTCGGATATTCTAAAATTCTTAATCATGTCATTGCATATCACATACACCAAGATCCATGTCCAATTATGGTTGTGCAGCCAACCATAGAAGATGCAACTGGTTACTCTAAAGAAGAAATCGCACCTATGCTTAGAGACTCAAAATGTCTACATGGTCTTGTGAGTGATGCAAAAGCAAAAGATGGCCAGAATACACTTTTACAAAAACAGTTTCCCGGTGGAACATTATCTTTAGTAGGTGCTAACTCACCAAGGGGATTTAGAAGGGTTAGCAGAAGAATAGTTTTGTTTGATGAAATAGATGGCTACCCTTTATCGGCTGGTACTGAAGGAGATCAGATAAAGCTAGGTATTAGAAGGACAGAATATTATTGGAATCGTAAAATTGTATCTGGTTCTACTCCGACTGTAAAAGATTTTTCTCGTATAGAAAAAATGTTTTTACAGACAAATCAACAACGATATTATGTACCATGTCCGCATTGTGGTCATATGCAATATTTAAGATGGGCGCAGTTTAAATGGGAGAATGATGATCCTGATACAGTTCACTATCAATGTGAATCTTGTAACTATTTAATACCACGTTTTAAGAAAAGATGGATGGTAGAACGTGGTGAGTGGAGGGCAACAGCACCGGGAAAATCTAAGCACGTTGGTTTTCATATATGGGCTGCATACTCTTATTCACCTAATGCAAGTTGGGCAAATCTTGTAGAAGAATTTTTGTTAAGTAAAGATGATCCAGAACAATTAAAAACATGGATTAATACGATATTAGGTGAGACATGGGAAGATGAGTATCAGGCGAAAGTTGGTGCAGATGCGTTAATGATTAGAGCATCAGAAGCAACTTATGAAAGAGCAAAACCTCCAGAAGAAGTATTATTTTTAACTGCTGGTATTGATACACAGGATGACAGATTAAGTTTGTCAGTTTTTGGTTTTGGTAGAAACGAAGAAATGTTTTTAATAGATCGACAAGTCTTATATGGCTCACCAGCTAGAGCAGACGTATGGAAACAGTTAGATGAGGTTTTGCTTGGTAAGTTTAAAAATGTAAATGATGTAGAACTAAAAATTGAAAGTGCTGCGATTGATACTGGTGGTCACTTTACCCATGAGGTTTATCAATACGTCAGAGAAAGATCTCATATTGGTTTAATTGGTATTAAGGGTATGGGTCACAAAGGAAAACCACCATTAGGCAAACCTACAAAAGTAGATATTAACTTTACAGGTAAAGCATTAAAGAAAGGAGTGCAATTATTTCCTGTTGGTGTTGATGTAATTAAAACAACTCTTAGTAACAAGCTAAAAGATGCAGAAGTTGGTAAAGGTTATATACATTTTTATCCAACAATCACACCAGATTATTTTCAAGAGCTTACCGCAGAAAAACAAGTATTAAAATATAAAAATGGCTATCAAGAACGTGTTTGGGTTAAAAAAAGCAATGCTAGAAACGAAGCATTAGATGAAATGGTCTATGCGTGGGCTGCATATCAGCGATTATTGCAAAAATATGATCGAAGAACTATATTTGACCAGTTTGAAAGAAAAATTAACCCTAAAAAGCCTCTAAAGGAGACTAAGGTAGACTTAAAACGTACTAATTCGCCTAAAAAGACGAATTTTGTCGCTAATTGGTAAACAAAAAATGACATTCCCATCCCCTATAAGAGCAGGAGATTTTATTCAATGGAACATTCCAGCGAGTCAAGATTATTACGGAAACTCTATAAGCAGTCCAGATTGGTCGGTTGTCTATTATTTAAGAACAAATTTAGGGCCATTAGGAGCAACTATTAATAGTGCTGTTTACAACGATGGTTTTAAATTTGAAATAGCTAGTAATGTTACTTCGTCATTTGTAGCTGGTAATTGGTATTACCAAGCAGTAGCTAATAAGTCTGGAGCGCAAAAACAAACTCTTTATACAGGAAGTTTTGAAGTTCTTAAGTCTTTAGAGTTTTCTGGAACACCACTGAATTACGATGGGCGTAGTCAGGTAGAGAAAGATTTAGAAACTATACAAACTGCTATAAGAAATATTATTAATGGTGGTGCAGTACAAGAATATAAAATTGGTACAAGAACAGCAAAAAAATATGAGTTGTCTGAATTAATTATGTTAGAAGCTAGATATAAAGCAGAGCTTGTTAGAGAAAAACAAGCAGAAATGATTGATAATGGTCTTGGCAATCCAAGAGCTACATTTGTTCGTTTTAACGAGGCATACTAATGGGAATACGATCTAACATCGCCAATACAGTAAAAAGAGTTCTTGGTTTTGGCAGAAAAGCTACACCTCTTGGCAGTTTAAAAAGGGCATATCAAGGTGCATTAGTTTCTAGGCTTACTTCCGATTGGATGAGCAGCCAATTGAGTGCCGATGCCGAAATAAGGAATAGTTTGCGTAAGCTAAGAGATAGATCAAGAGAATTAGTAAGAAACAATCCTTATGCTAGGCAAGCAAAGCGTACAACACAAATAAATATTGTTGGTACAGGTATGAAGTTTCAGTCTCTTGTTTTACAACAAAGAGGTGGTAAAAGAGATCAAAGAATAAATAATATGATTGAAGAAAAATGGTCAGAATGGACACAAGCAGATAGTTGTGATTGTGCTGGTAAATATAGCTTTCACGAATTTGAGTGGTTAGCTGCTGGTGCATTATGTGAATCAGGAGAAGCAATATTTAGAATTGTCAAACAACAGTTTGGTGATTCTAAAGTACCTCTTGCATTACAACTAATTGAAAGTGATTTATTGGATGAGGAATATGACGGCAAGACACTCACCAAAGGTAATGAGTGGAGAAATGGTGTAGAGGTTGATGAATGGGGAAGGCCACAGAGGTATGCCATCCTAAAGAAACATCCCGGAGATGCGTATTACTTAGATTATGCAAATAAACAATCTTTGCATATTTTCATAAATGCTTCTGAGATTATTCATCTGTTCATGCCAGAACGACCCGGCCAGAATAGAGGAGTGCCTTGGTTCCATAGCGTGATGAATGATATGCACCAATTACAGGGTTATGAGGAAGCTGCTGTTATACGAGCTAGGGCTGGTGCAAGCATTATGGGATTTATTCAAAACGATCAGGGTGAGTTGATTGGTGATGATGTTCAAAATGCACAAAGAATACAAAACTTTGAGCCGGGTACATTTAGGTATCTGATGCCTAATGAATCTGTAAATGTTCCTGATATTGACTATCCATCACAGCAGTATGAGATGTTCGTGAAAAACAAGATTAGACGTTTTGCAACTGGTATAGGTTGTAGTTTTGAAACTATCAGTAAAGATTTTTCAGAAACTAACTATTCAAGTTCAAGACTTAGTTTGCTAGAGGATAGACAGCATTGGAGCTTTTGTCAGAAGTACATGATTAAAAACTTTCATCTTAGAGTTTTTAAGATGTGGATAGAGCTTGCTGTATTAACAGGTGAATTAGATTTTCCTGATTATTCTGCAAACTCTATGAGATATTGCAAACCAAGATGGACACCTCCAGCACAACATTACGTTGATCCTCTTAAAGAAATTAAGGCTTATAGAGAGGCAGAACAAGCTGGCTATATGACTAAATCACAAGTTATAGCTCAGACAAATGGTGGTGATTATGATGATATTGTTTCTGAGATTGCAAGAGAACAGGATGTCGCACAAGGGTTAGGAGTTACATTAGATAAAGATTTAGATTTAGAGGTGGAAATAGGACAGGAAGCACCTCCTACTCCTCCACCTACTAGAGCTAAAAAAACACGCAAAAAGAAAACTGATTAACTATGGCGAATGTTAATGGAACGGAAATTAATCTTAAGCCTACAGATGGCATGAGGAAAGAAGCAGAAAAATATAGAGCTTGGAAAAAAGAAGGCGAAGGTGGTGGTACAGATGATGCTGCGACAAGAGCATCACAAATATTAAGCGGAAACGAACTATCACCAGATACAGTTATTACAATGAACGCATGGTTCGCCCGCCATGAGTCAGATAAATCGGGAAAGGGTTTCCGACCCGGTGAAGATGGCTATCCTAGTAATGGTAGAGTGGCTTGGGCTGCTTGGGGCGGTGATGCTGGTCAAACTTGGGCTAGGTCAAAGTCTAATTCAATCAAAAAAGCAAGAGAACGCACTATGACTGAAGAAACTAAGACAGAACACAGAGCCGAACCCGATGGGTTGAAGGTTGGTGATTTTGTTAGATGGAACTCTAGCGGTGGTACGGCTAGAGGAAAAATTGATCGTATCGTCAGAGATGGATCAATAGATGTACCTGATAGTTCTTTTACTATTACTGGAACAGCAGAAGATCCTGCTGCACTTATAACTTTGTATCGAAATGGGGAGGCTACCGATAGAAAGGTCGGTCATAAATTTTCGACACTTACAAAAATTGCAGCGATTAGAAGTGTTGATGTTGGAGATAGATTTGAGCGTAAAGAGGTTACAGATTTCAAAAATGTGAAATCACGCACATTTGAATTTCCTTTTAGTTCTGAATATCCAGTAAAAAGATATTTTGGTAACGAAGTGTTAAGCCATGAAGATGGTGCTGCTGATCTTAGCAGGCTAAATGATGGCGGTGCGGTTCTCTTTAATCACAATATGGATAAACCCATAGGGGTAGTGGAAAGTGCCTATATTGGAGAGGACAAAAGGGGTTATGCTAAGATTCGTTTTTCAAGAAGCAAGTTTGCATCTGAGATCTTAGAAGATGTTAAGGATGGCATACTTCGAGGTATAAGTTTTGGATATTCTATAAATGAGATGGATGAGACAGCAGATGGTATGCTTGCAAGATC